CTGGAAGTTTGGTACGCAGCGCTTGACATGCATGTAGGCGTAAGGTAGTGTTAATGATGTAAGCAAGAACGACAACCCGGAGGCAAGACGATGACCGCAAGGCCCGCAGGTGAACTGAAGAAGATCGAAGCCGACCTCACCGATCACGAGCTGATCTGGATGGTCGGCCGCCGCATGAAGAACACGCCGGGGTTCGACCTGGCCGTGACCGCCCTGGAGTGCGCTGCCGAGGCCGGCTGGGACCGGGGTCACAAGGTAGGGGCTCAGCGTGGGGTTGAGTACGAGTACAAGCGGCTGGTGGACTACTACACCGCTGCGGGCGCGCACAACGGTCTTACCGAAGTGGAGCAGAAGGCCCTCGAAGAGTTCCAGGCCACTCCCGCCGCATCGACGGCGGAGGGCTGGGAGAAGTTCCTGCGAGGCCTGGGCGTGCCGCTGGCGTAGCCGCGCAACCCCGGGGCACCGTCGTGGTGCTCCGGGGTTGCCCCCCACCTTGGTGTAAGGTAGCGTTAACTTAACCGAACAGGAGACCCCCTAGTGATCCGAGTCAGCATTGACCAGCTCCGCCCGAAGCTCGGCGCTTACGTGCGCCAGTGCGCGCAGACGGGCGAGGAGATCGAGGTCACCGTGCACGGCATCCCCGCCGTCCGGATCGTTCCGCTTCACAACCCCGACCCGGCACCCGGAAAGGAATCAGGCGATGGCTGACATCGTTACCCCCGAGCAGGCCCAGGCCGCCCGTGAGCGCATGACGCAGATCGCCTCGCTGCCCATGCGGATCGCCGCCCTGGAAGCCCGCATCCTCCAGCTGGAGGCCGACAACCGCGCTCTCCGGACCGCGTGATGCAGGAGCCCCGGCTTCCCGAGGCCAAGCACCCCGGGATTGAGAAGGCCGCGATCGTCGTGCCCCTGGCGCTCGTCGCCATCGTGTTCCTCACTTACGTGACGCTAGACCCCTCAGATTTGAGGGGTCTGTGATGAGGATCGGGGGGTCGGCCGGGCCGCGCCTGCTCCACCTCTCGTGGACGCTCTGGCGCTCGAAGCCCCGCCGCCGCTACCGCGTCCTGCCCTGCGGTCACGCGCACCGAACCCAGGCGGCCTACGAGGACTGCCTGAGAAGGAAGAAGGTCGCGCGATGACCTGCCGCTGGTGCTACCGCCGGATCTACGTCCCGCACTGGTGCACCTGGCGGCTCCGCGCCGACAACTCCTGGTTCTGCTTCGAGAGCCCCACCGGCTACCACCGCCCCATGTAACGAAAAGGAAACAACGATGGCCAACCCGGAAACCCACGCGCCGCACTGCGTGTTCTGCGTGGACGAGCACCTGACTGGCACGCGCGAGGAGGGCGACATCGCGCTGATGTACACGATCGTGCCGTTCACCACGGGCACCATGACCGCGCAGGGCACCGTCGTCACCACGGCGTCGGTTCCCTGCTGCCTGTTCCACCGTCGCGAGCAGGTCAAGCCGAGCAGCTCCCTGGCGCGTGTGTTATGCCGTACGCGGCGAGCGTCCTCCCGGTGGAGATCCTCGGCGACTGGCGCAGGCAGAACGACCTGCTCGCCAAGACCCTGACCGCCGTATCGACGCTGTGCGACGACTGCGAGCCGGCCAAGATCATGCTCGTCACGCTCGTCGGCGCTCTCGACGAGACCACGGTCAGCCTGTCCGCCTCGCTGCTGGGAATGGGATGAAGACCGGCGGCGCTGCGTAATTCGGGCTAGCGCATCCCGACAGTGCCAGCGCCGCTGCCTGTTCTTGCAGGTCATGCGTACAATGAAGCGGAAGGTAGGAGGCGGAAATGGGCGGACGACGGCATGATCCGGCTCTGATCGAGCAGCAGCGGCTGGCCGCGATCCGGGCTCAGCGCGTGGTCGAGCTGCGAGCCGAGGGCAAGACTTTCGAGGAGATCTCGGACGAGCTGGGCGTCGGAATCGGCACCGTTCACCGCGATTACCAGAAGACCCTAGCGCAGATCCCCGCACTGGCCGTCAACGAGCTGCGGGAGCGCCAGGGAGCCGAGCTTCGGATGATGCGGGCCGTGGTCGAGGACGTGGTGCAGCGCAGGCACATGGCCATCACCCAGGCCGGGATCGTGCGCGACAACGACGGCAAGCCGGTCAAGGACGACGGGCCGCTGCTGGCCGCGATCGACCGCCTGGTGAGGATCGGCGAGCGCGAGGCGAAGCTGTTCGGCACGGACGCCCGGCCGGAGATCCAGATCACCGGGACGCTCGCCTACGAGATCGCCGGGTTCAGCCCGAACGCCCTGCCGGCCGCAGACGAGAACCCGGGCGAAGATGCCGAACATCAAACGTGATAACAGCCAGGTAACGAAGGTCAAGATCGAGCTTCGCGGCGTCAACTACGACCTGATGACCGACCGGAGCCGGGAGCTGCTGGTGTCGGGGCCCGCCGGGACGGGCAAGACCCAGGCCGCGCTGCTGAAGCTGCACCTGCTGTGCATGTCCGTGCCGGGGCTCAACTGCCTGGTGCTGCGCAAGACGCAGGTGTCGCTGGTCGGCTCGACCATGAAGACGTTCAAGGACAAGGTGGCCGTCGAGGCGCTGAAGCTCAACTACGTCAAGTACTACGGCGGGTCCGGGTCAGAGCCAGCGGCGTACCGGTACTTCAACGGCAGCGCGATCATGGTCGGCGGCCTCGACAAGCGCCAGAAGTACCTGTCGATGGAGTTCGACCTGATCCTGATCGACGAGGCGATCGAGTGCGACAGCGAGGACCTGGACATCCTGGTGACCCGGCTCCGCCACGGCGTGCTCCCGTACCAGCAGCTGATCCTGCTCACCAACCCCGGAGCGCCGTCGCACCACCTGAAGATCCGCGCCGACACCGGCCGCTGCAAGATCCTGTACGGCAGGCACGAGGACAACCCGGCCTACTGGGACGGCGCTGACTGGACCGAGCTGGGGCGCGCGTACCTCGATCGGCTGGAGAGCCTGCCCACCATCCGCCGCCAGCGGTACCTGCTCGGGCAGTGGGTCGCGGCCGAGGGCCTGATCTACGAGGACTTCGACCCGGCCGTGCACATCGCCGAGCCGTTCCCGAAAGGCGTCCCGCCGGCGGAATGGGACAGGTTCATAAGCGTGGACTTCGGCTTCAATAACCCGTTCGTCGCGATGTGGGTCGCGGTGTCGCCCGATGACCGGCTTTATGTTTACCGCGAGCTTTACCAGACCGGAATGCTCGTGGAAGACGCCGCAAAGCAAGTGAAAAGTCTTATCGAAAGGGACTCCGCGCCGCCGTCTAAGATCATCTGCGATCATGACGCGGAAGACCGGGCGACGCTGGAAAGGCACACCGGCCGCGCGACTATCGCCGCCAAGAAGGAAGTGAAAGTCGGAATCGAGGCGGTGCAGGCGAGGCTGAAACTGGACGGAAAGGGATTCCCGCGCCTTTACGTGTGCCGCAATTCGGTGGTGAGGCGAGACCCGAGGCTGGTCGCGGCGAAGAAGCCGACGTGCCTGGAAGAGGAAATCACCACCTACGTGTGGGACCAGCGCACCCAGCCGGGCACGGAGAACCTGCGGGAAAGCCCGGTGAAGGCCGACGACCACTCGTGCGACGCGCTCCGCTACGCGGTGATGCACAAGGACCACGGCGACCGGCTCAAGTTCAGGTCGTTCGACGCGGGCAGGACGCTGGCGCGGCGCGGGGCGTTCTAGGTTTTGATGTTCGGCAGGCCAGATAACGGTTAGGTAACGGCAACGGCTATGGCACCGTCTGTCACCGCGAGGTATCCTGCGACTATGACCTCGGCGACGCTTGACCGCGTGAAGCCCCGCCTCGACCCGGTGGGCAAGCTCAGCGTTCTCCGGATCGTGATCATGCACGCGCTGTCCGTAGTCGTCGCGCCGCACAAGGCGTCATTGGCCCGCATGCTCGACATGCCCCTGGCCGTGATCGGCACCGCGCTGTTCGACTGGGCGTTCTTCGGCTGGAGCCAGATGGCCGGCCTGATCGTCACCGGGCTGTCGCTGTGGCTGCTGGAGTACCTGATCGCCGACCCTGAAGGCAAGACGTGAGGTCCGCCATCGCGCGGCTCCGGAATGCCGCCAGCGCCCAGCCGCCGGTTCCCATCGCGCCGTACGGCTACACGGGCGGCATGCGGTTCCAGCTGGGCACGGGCACGCAGAGCAAGGAAGCGCAGCTCCGCACGTACGGGATGTCCGGCACGGTGTTCTCGATCGTGTCCCTGCTCCAGTCCGCCACCGCGTTCCCGAAGTGGCACCTGTACAAGAAGCAGCCGGCTGACGGCCGCAGGCGCTACGCCGCCTCAGACGTCGGCGACGACCAGCGAGTCGAGATCGTCAGCCACGCTGCGCTCACCCTGTGGAACAACCCGAACTCGTTCATGAGCGGCTTCGAGTTCCGCGAGGGCTCCAACCAGCATTTCGAGCTGGCCGGCGAGACGTTCTGGGTGCTGGACCGGTCGTCGGCCACCGCGCTGCCGCTGTCGATGTGGTACGTCCGCCCTGACCGCATGAGCCCCGTGCCCGATGCCAACGGCTACCTGGCCGGCTGGGTGTACAGCGCGTTCACGGGCGAGCAGATCCCGCTGGAGCTGTGGCAGGTCATCCAGGAGAAGACGCCGGACCCGCTGGACCCGTTCCGGGGCGCGTCGCCCATCGCCTCGATCATGGCGAACATCCAGCAACAGCACTACGCAACCGACTATCAGAGGAATTTGTTCCTCAACGGCGCGCAGCCGGACGGCATCATCTCGTTCCCGAACAAGGTCGAGGACACCGACTTCGACGAGTTCACCGCCCGGTGGCGCGAGTCGCACATGGGCGTGTCCAACGCCGGCCGGGTCGGAATCCTGGAGATGGGCGCGACCTGGACCGCAGGATCGCAATCTAACCGCGACCTTGAGTACGGCCAGCTACGCCTCGCCAACCGCGACGAGATCCGCGAGGCGTTCCGCATGCACAAGGCCCTGCTGGGCACCGTCGAGGACGTCAACCGGGCGAACGCCCAGACCGCCGAGGAGACGTTCTCGTCCCAGCTCCAGCTCCCGCGCCTTGAGCGCAGGAAGTACACGCTCAATGACAAGCTGCTGCCGATGTTCGGCTCGACGGGAGCCAACGCCGAGTTCGACTACGAGGACCCGAGCCCGGTGAACGCCGAGGGCGCGATCAGCGAGATGGCGGCCAAGGCCACGGCGGCGCAGGTTCTGGTCTCGGCCGGGTACGACCCCTCGGACGTGCTGGAGGCGGTCGGCCTGCCCGACATGGACGTGGTGGAGAAGGCGACCCAGGCACCGGTCGCGCCTCCCGGGTGGGTGGTCGAGACGCCCGCCGCTCCCGCAGGCCCCACGGCGCTCCCCACCGCCGAGACCGTGAACCTCATCCGGCCGCGCGCCGAGCGCGTATCTCCCGTGATCTGGAACTGGGTCACCACAGGCGACGACAAGGTGTGCCAGGCGTGCAAGGACATGGCGAAGGGCGGCCCGTACGGTTCGACGCAGGACAAGCCGCCGCTGCACCCCAACTGCGACTGCCACGCCTCGTACGCGGGCCGCCAGGAGAACAGGGCCGCTAGCCTGCGCGACTTCGACGACGTAGCATCGTACATGAAGCGGCTTATCGGCC